TTGCTCGGCAGTCATCCGATCCAGATACCGCCAGAACGCCAGTACAGTTTGCGCTTGATCGCCAAGCACGCGCTCGGGATGGGTCAACACAATCGCGGGTGCGCCGTCCGCATTGTCATTCACCACACGCAACAAGATCGCGTGCGCCCGGCTGATGTTCAGCAGTTCGGCGGTGGCTGTGTCGGCTTCTGCCTGTTTGGCAAGCATAAGCCGGTTTGCGCTCCACCCGCCGATTAGGTGCAGCACCTGCCCCTGCGCGCACATGCAACCGATGTTGCTGGGGTCTTTGTTGTAGGCGGCTTTGTCGATCAGTTTGCCCTTGTATGGGCGGCCCTTGTCTGTCGACCAGCGGGTGAGAATTGGGGTGAGGTCGGGGTTCATTGGCTCGTCCTTCGCAAGGCTCGTTGTTGGTGGGTGGGGCTGAATGATTATATGAGATTATACGAGATTATACGATGATCGCAACTGCTTTAATCCCCTTCTCTGTTGTCCTGGTATTACGTGATGCTTAAAACCTAAAAAATAAGACTGTGGGGCTGGTGCGGTAAAACGCGTAAAAAATCCGATTCTTATGACGGGCGGTCACGTTAACAATTGATGATGCGTGCATATTTGCATCGCATCATCATTTGTTCATCGCGTCATGCGTCGTTCGTTGCGTTCGCGTCGTTCGATTGCGTGACGCGTTTTGCATCGCGTTTTGCGCGCAATGCGTTCGTGCGTTCATTTTTCGCGTGATCGTTCGCATCGATCAATCGTTGTGCATATACGCGATCAAATGCGCAACGCAACGCATCATATTCGTTTTGATTGCGCGCAACATGCGACGTGTTTTTGATGTGTTGCGTCGTTTCGATTGCGTTCGCGTTCGCGCGTATTTTTGCGCGTATTTTTTTGTCGTTGTCATCAACGATCGTTTTTTCGTTCATCGCGTCGTTGATGATCGTTTTCAACACGATTGGAAAAACGCGCGATTCAATGATTGCCTGATTGCGCGTTGTTTTGGTTGATTGCGTCATTTCATGATTTCCTTGTTTCATCGCGTTTTTGCGATGTTTCATATATACGCGCAATCAATTAACAAAACAATAACATTTTTACGTGATGTGCTTAACAAACAAGATTACGTTATTAACCATACTTATTAACCATACTTATTAATCATACTTATTAACCATACTTATTAACCACGTTTCAAGATCGGCTTCGCCGCTTATATGCGAAAGGTGGCCCAACTAATCCCAACAAGGTCAGTGGATCCGCCGCAACTTGCGCGCTTGTCACTGTACCAATTTGGTTGAGCCAACTAATGGTCGTTTCTTACTAACCTCATCTCAACGCGGCTGGACCAACCATAACCACAAGTGATTAAAAAGTTTCGCCGTCATGAATCATCATCACCGCGGGCAAAGATTTCACGCATCAAGCTACGGTGAGCATTTGTTATGGTCAGTAGTCCTCATCGTAAGAGTCGCGGTCAAGCTGATGTTCGCGGCGTTTACGATCAGCGGGGCTGTCAATCTGGACGCAGCAGCTTTCAGGGTAATCTTCCCCCAGTTGTTTGTAAGCTTCATCAAGCGAATCGGCCTCGACGGTAACGCTGAATTCTTCATGGCATTCGCCAAGCATTACCGCGTGATAACGTACCATGATCAGTGTTTCCGATGAGAAGAGTGCGAGGAACGCGAATGCGAAGAGTGGCTATGTGAGCCGCGAGCATCAGCGCAAGCAGGCAGCGCGAGCAAGATCAAGGCGAAGATCAAGCGCATGAGCGAAGCTTCTTCGAAGGCGTCAGGCGACGGACGTGGGCGTTGTAAACCTTGCGGCGTTCGGACAGCGTGTATTGAGCAAGCTGTTCAAGTCGATCAGAAATGGTTTCGGGGTCAGGGATCATCGGGTTGGACATTGCGGCATTCCTCGTTATTGCGTCGTTGCAATACGATCAACATAACGTAAAAACATTGTGGTTCAACTTATTTATACTGTCACAAACTTAACTTTTAAGAGATCCGCCATTTGGCTTGGCAAAACTTGTAGTTGACCCAAATACCCGGACCGGCCAAGTATACGTGGATGGGCCAGCCATAAGATTGATGCCACAATTGCCCACAGAGGTTATCCGGGGGGCAATCGCGTCGGCCAAATTGTCGAGGTTAACTAATGATCAGGCTTCCCGATAAACAACGTGGCACGGCTCGATGTAAATGATCAAGTCATGCTTGACAAACGCAACGTAGAAACGCCGGTCGTCAGCCGGAGATGTGTCATCAACAAAATATTGCGGGATAAGGCCATCTTGTTCGTGTTCATCGGCCATATCGTCATAATGATCAATGGCCAAAATCCAATTCAATGGGATAGCTTGCATGTCAGAGATCCTCGTTGTGCGTCGTTGCACATACAATTATAACGCATTTACATTATAGTTCAACTATTCGGTCCCGCTCACGGCTCGATGATTTCAAAGTCTCCCCGAATGGATCCGCTCATCACGATGTATTCGGCCGTATGTTCGACAACATTCATGGGCCCGTACGCATCGGAGAACAGCTTGACAATGGCAGAGCTAATATTGATCGTTGCATCGCGATCAGCGGGGCTCGTTGCGTCGATGTTGATCGTTACGGTGAAGCTATGGGTCTTCATGTCAGTTACTCCATCGCGTTGTTGATACATCATCATAACGCATTTACATTATAGTGCAACTTATTGGTCCCACTTAACACTGCCGTAACTACTGCTGGCAGGTCCACCACTACTGCTGGCTTGGCTTGTCTAACACAGCTGCTGCAGATTTATGTTATACCATAACGTATATTACTGAGACCTTACAAGCCTGGCCCATCCACTACTCACCCCAAACTGTGCCAAAAATACAAGCTTGACTAATGGTCAGGTATTAACGTGAGACTTAGGTTTTTACGTCAGGCTTTTTGAGGCTGTCTGTGAGTCTGGCCGGCTGGCCCTACAGAGGCTTTCAAAAGCTATTCCCAAACTTATAAGGCCCATTTGAACAAGGTCAGACGTCGTGTTACGCACGCGGAGCAAACATAACAGGCATCTAATATACTATTTTATACAATATCCCGTACCATATTGACGGATATGCTATCTTCACCCTGTGTCCATCAATATGGTAGTACATATTGTATGAAATACCATATTAGACGCCTATGTTTGTTGATCGTGACGACCAAAATTCCGTCATTATAGCAGTGCTATTGACTAAATTGAAACAAACACTTAAAATAGCCTAGAAAGGACCATCCTATGCCAAGAAAAAGACTATACATTCCTCATCCCAAGAAACAGAAGATCTACATCAAAATATCCCCGAACAAGCGGACCCGTGTTTTGACCCACGAGCGCTTTACCACACTCGCGAGGATCCAGTTCTCATTGGAGGCCGATGAGTTCAAGGAGCTATTAGAGATCTACATGCGAGCGATGAACGGCAACTACAGTCAAGCATCGAGGCTATTGGGAGTCAGCAGATCTACACTAATCCGCTGGCGTGATGACGATCACATACCTCCACAAGGCCAATGGTACTGGCCGATTGTTATGGCCGAGGTCACAAAGACCATACTCGGTGAATGGCGCAAGCTCAGTTCTACAAAGATGCAGGATCTTCGGCAAGACATTGTTAGAGACCTCAACAAGACATTAAGGCTATATCAAGGCCAGACCAATGACTATGATCCCGGGACTGACAATCCCAAGACTTATCTCCTGAGCCTGTTTCGGCGATATGATGAGATAAGCACAGCTCATATTGAACGTGAAGGGAAGTTCTCGAAACGAACGATCAGCAATGCAGCAAAGGAACTTGGTCTACAACGCCGCACTGAAGGCTTCGGGCCCGATAAAGAAACGCTATACTCACTTCCGGAGGACCCGCTAGCATGAACAAGAAGACAAGCATTGGCTACAAACGTCAGCCGAAGCGTACGGTCATTTATAGGCCGTGTAGGTCTTACAAGCCCGACGCGGATAAGTTGAAGCAAGAGTTTGACCTATATGATGAGCCAATAAGCTTAACTAACCTTTACGCCTTGTATGACAACTACTCACACTTGATCAAAGCCGCTCGGTGCTTTCGCATCAAGCAAACATACCTCGACGGCGAATATTATTGGCAACTTGACCTTGAGCGTAAACCATTCAGCTTCAAGTCAATCGGCGAGCTTTGATCGCACCCACGCCAGCCGCAGCAGGTTAAGGTTCATGGTGTCTTCATCAGCTTCTTTTATATATACATCTTTTCCGCCGAAGGGATAACTCTCATCAAGACCGTCAGCTCTGAACATCTCAATCAAGTCATCATAGAGATCATCCTCATCAATACCCGCCTCTCGAGCATAGACGTCTAGGTTATAGCATAAGCCGAGTCCCGGGTCATAACCACCATCTGTGGGTTTGCCTGTTTTGGCCCAATTAAGCCAATGAGCAAGAAAGCCGGGAACCTCGGTCATTTTATACCTCCATTGCGTTGTTGCAATAAATTATTATATGATGCGCGGACCTCCAGTAAAACTTATGATTTCTGTGAAAGGCGCCAGTTGGCATAAAAGATATCATGGCGTTGCTTATAAAGCTGATGTTGACGGTCAAACTGAACATCGCCGGGTTTAACATCATACACTGCGGTCAGCCAATTGTTGACCGCCTGCTCAGCCTGCATCCACCACAGGCCGAAGAAGTGAGCAGCGAGCGAGTCCTCGCGCACAACAGCCGGCACGAAGCGACTGTTCTCTCTTAAACCGAGTGCTACTAGCAATGAGCCATCAGTCAGTAATTGAAGGCCTGTGGTCACTGAGTGGTAGTCATACAACAGCCAGCCCTGCCACTCGCGAAGGTTATCCGCAGCAATACTACCGCAGGCTATGTTGTGGGCGTGAAGGTAAGCCTGAACTTCAGCGTGGTCAAACATGCCGTGCCTCAACAATTTCAATGGCTCTCGCGCCCACAGTGATGTAAAGGCCGTTAAGCATCTTCATCAAGCCGGGCATGTCAGGAAGGGTGATCAGCTTTTCATCGCCGTTAAGGTGAATAATGCGAAGGGTTATCATCATTGCCATAATCCTTTATCGCGTCGTTGCGATACATTGTGTTTACGACGATGGCGGCTGATATACAACCGCCATTGTCTTAAACGTGCTTAGTCTATCGCGATGCCGAGATTGCGCAGGGCTTCAAGCGTGAAGGTATGCTTCATAATACTCGCGCAAGTATGCCTCAAGCTAAACATCACCGCTAATTGAATAAGCTGTTGATCTTCCGGGTCGGTGCTTTCGGCTTCGATCTTGGCGTCGAGCCCTCGAATGAAGGCGAGTGCGATGCTCAAAGCGGAGTCAGTCAAGCGTTCAGCAGCTTCGGGCGTTACACCGGAAGACTTTATTCGCTTAACCATCGAGATTACGGCGTCTTCATTGACGGCGTAATCAAATAGCTTGATCATAGCCATATCAGTAACGCCGACCTTGCGGGTCAACATAGCCAAACATGCGGCGTTGATCGCGTTGCTCCTGTTCGCGGCGGCGAGACAGGTCGGTACGGCCCGAGTGAGATGGGGCGCCGAACAAGTCGCGATAAAGCTTTGAGTCATCGTTCATTTCATATCTCCATCGCGTTATTGCGATGAATTGACAATGCAACGATGGCGTCTGATATGCAACCCTTGCGTTCTGCGACATACCAGCGCGTGCATTGTGCGTTCGATCAATCGAACAACGCGTCAATTATCATCCTTTAGGTCCTTGGGCGTGTCCTCAGGCGTTGAAACGAATGCGCGCGATACAATGCACACAAAACGATGGCACATCATCCTTGGGCGCCGTGTGTGATGCGGCTCATCGTTGCGTACGCCTCTTCGAGTGTTTCTATAGCTATTTTCATAGCCTTCAACGTACCTTTCTCACTTCGGGCTTGGTTATTGACTAGGACGCGTTGCGAAGCTTCCCACTCGAGGGCGGTTATTTGAACAGCTAGGCAAGCTCGCAATACTCGCTCAGTGGGTGGCGATAGGGCCATCATTTTTCTCCAACAATTTAGGGTCTGTGATTATTTGGGTGATTGCATGAAAAGGTACTATAGTCGGGTAGGGGTCGTTGTGGCTGTCCCCGATAGCAAGATAAAGTTTATCGACCTCGACAACAACACCACAGACCATGTTAAGGTTAAGAGTAACAACCATAACTTTCGGTAACACTTTAAGCTTTTCGTAGAAACTCATACGGCTTCCTACCAAGGTTTCGAGGCTGTTGCGCTTTTCGGGGGGGTCATAGCCGTCAGTCTGGATCTACTACAAGATCAAGATCAGTCGTCACCTTTTCCATAGCGCTGTGAGCTGACTTGATGCAGTCGAATTGAGGTTGGCTAAAGCCGTCGGTGCATTGAATGTCGAAAAGCTGTTTTTTTGCACTATCGACCATTTCTTCGAGCGCGGTTATCAAGCTGTCGGCAGCTGATTGTCGAGCAACCTTCATCACGTATTCTTTTTCGTAATTCATGACCGCGGCCATTAGCTCGAACGTGATAAACTGTTCTTGTTCTTCGTCGCCCATTTGCTGACGCTCCAGCATAGCTCGAAGGATAAAAGATGAGTCATTGGCCCCCGCGGCGTAAACATCTTGATCTGCAGCTGTGTAGCCGCCGACGGTCGGATTGTGCCTGTGAAAAACGACACCCCAATCGCCGCGTTGTTTTTTGACCGCGTACCCGAACCATTCACGGCCGATGACCATGATGCGGCTGCGGGGTTGATTATCGTCGGCGTGAGGCTCAAAGCTATATGTTGTCATAGTCGTTACTCCGTGATGGTGATGTTATCGTAGCCTTCGAGGGTGAATATTTAAGGGCCCGCCGAGGTCAGCGGTGCTTTGAATACAAAGCATTCGTTTTTGTTAAGGTTAGTGTAAAGCTGAAGCTCATCGGCTGTCGCGTACAGGCCGTCACTTGACAAGTGCTGGGCTTTCACGAGCGCAGGGACACGCATACGAAGCTCATCGGCTATTTCAGGATGAGCAGCGGCGGAGGCGGCAATCTGTTGAAGGGTGAAGGGGATCATCAACTAATCAATCCTCATCGCGTTATTGCGATGAATTATTCATACAATGATGGGAGCTATATGTCACCCGTGATATTCTACAACATGCCGCACGGGTCGCAAGACCATTGCAATAAACCTTGCATAATGACGGGGCTGATTTTGCCCGATCGATCAAGTTGATTGCGAGCGCGATCACCCCAACGCTGATTATATTTTTGATGACGGCTAATTTGGTGACGGTCGCGCGGGTGACGCCGGCCATTATAGAAGCGACAGTACCAATGAAACCAACCGAGCGGATCCTCATCAAATATCCAGCCGCGTTCATGCCAATCTTGATATGTCAGTCCTGCTTTTGCATGAAAGCAATTTTTGCGTGGATCGAACACCCCGCGTTGGTAATGCGCAAGCTTTGTGGTAAGCACGGACAGATCGTCAAAGTCGCAAGGACGAGCTTTATCAAAATAAGCGCCGCCGAATACGCCGAGCTTGATCATGCGGGAAGGAGTAAATGCGGGGCGAAAGCCGAGTGGCATGGGAGGGTAGCTGGGTTCAATTTTTTGTGTCATTTATAACCTCGATGTTATCGCATGTTTGATTGTACGATGTTAGAGCATCGCTCGTCAATTGACTCAAGGCTGTGGACATACTGATCCCGGTCGGGGGTGGACCGATGCCCGTACACCATCCTAATACACGAGTTGGAGATACTGCCGACCACTTGGTGCAAACGCTGCAGCAGCTTTCGCTCGTGCCTTCATGAAGCTGTATCACCCGAAGATCCAAACATCTAGCTGACAGGTTGCGTGCCAATTGTCGCGGCCAGTAAGGATTTTGCTGTCTTCGGACATAACACCTTGCTGAGCCCGGATCATGCCAAGCATTTCGGTTGAAAGGCGAACGTCGAGCTGTGTCCACTTAGGGACAACGTGAGCGGGCTTATCGGCCAGGTAAGACAACATATCCATCGCAATTTGAAGAGCGTTTGCCGAATTAATGCGTTGGCCATTACTCAGCGTATCATGGCCGAGCATTGTGCCGACGTTAGGGAGGTCGAATGATACGCCGTTGGCGTCAAGAGATAGGTATGTGTTCATCGTCGTTCCCTTATCGCGTTGTTGCAATGAATTGACATTGCATCAATGGTTGCCGATAATCAATTATCCAAATCCAGAATTTTCTGAACCCAAGGCCTTGATTTTGCATAAAGAGCAAGAAACTTTTTGTTTTTAATTGATGCTCGCCACATTATGGCTTCATCACGAAACGTCTCCTCCATATCATCAGACTCGATCAAGTGACCGCCGAGCGAACATACTTCGGAGTACTCATCTACAGACCATGGGAAGTGGGTAGCGAGGATTTGATCTTCAGTGATATGGACGCCCACAAGGCCAAGGTTGGACAATGCAAGGCCGGCTGCAATACGAGCAAGCTTTTGATCCATGCTAACCATTATGTATTCCTTTCAATAAACTCACGACCGGCAAAGGTCACCGAACCATCATCGAGCATAAGGGCCATCCGCGAAGCGAAGCCGGTGATTTCAAGGATTTGCATTGGGCTGTATTTGGCGGTATAGGTATCCGCGTGATGCTGCCTTTCAACGCGTAGAAAGTCTACGACTCCTTGAATGTCGGGGCAGCAATAGCTTATAAGCTCGACAAGGGGTTCGCCGCGAGCTATGTCGTGAGCATAAGATTTGGCGTCATCTTGAACTTCTTCGATCAGCATGGTAATGATGGTATCACGGTCAACGTCGGTAAACCGCGGGTCTTCAAAGGATGTATCGATTGAACACGGAGGAAGAGAAAGCTTATTGGCTACAAACTCGAACAAGCTATCGGTGTGCGGCAAGTTGCCAGCGTCGTCGAGCTTGTCGATAAACTGGCACAGAATCTTTAGGAGCTGGCGATCTGTAGCATCAGTCGCAGCTTTGTGCTCAAGCAAGTGTTCAAACGTGGTCATGAAACCCTCCGTAATCTGGCAAACCGTTGCGGGTTACCTTGTTTGTTGGTGAATAGCGCGTGGACAACGATAACGCGGTCGCGCTCGTCATGCTCATACCTAAACGACAGCGGACCGAGGGGTGGATTGGAGGATGTTTCCCTATACTTGTTTGACGCATGCTGAAGCAGCTCACGGATATCAGCTATGCTAGCAGCTTCGTATGACTTGTCGAGCCGTACGATGTTGTGAACTTCAACCTGCCAAACTTGAAGGGCCGGGATTGTCGAAGGCGTGAGGATGAGTCGAGTCATGATACACCACAAATCTTTGCAATTTTGTCAATCTCGTTCGGGGCGAATGCCCAGCCATACGTGGGCTTGATCATGTCGCTGTTACGCAACGCCGCGCGACACGCAAAGGGCTCACGTTTCCACGTCTCAGCAAGTGTTGATATGGTTATGTAGCCATCAGGAACGAAAAGCTTTTTCGATTTGGGAACAGGGTCAGGCTTGACGCGCGTGGCAACACTGCGAGGCTCGTCGGGAGTATCAGCAGGCGCGTCAGGCATCACCGGGTCCGGCAGTGCATCATTGATAGGGCGTTGTCGAGCACGCGCCTCGGCGTTCTCACGTTCGATCATCAAGGGCATACCGGACTCGGCGGACAATCGGCGCAATTCACGTAGGTTTTCGGCGTGATATTCTTTTGTTGATTTGAAGGGATAGATAGAGTCGCGTTCGGCAATCCACGTTTTGCCATTAATGGGTGTGGGCAAATAATTTGGATTAGCTCGAAGCTTTTCGATTTCGTCAAGCGTACGGCCAGGTGACCAAGGCATTTCATATCTCCATCGCGTCGTTGCGATCATTCATATATGCGACATTGGCGACCGTCAATCAACTAATTGATACCGGTTCCGGCTATCGAAGTGGAGACTTCTCGGTCGATGGTATCCCACCGGTCAGCCAACACTTGGGCCAAGCTGGGCTTGATTTTACCCGTAGCGTCAAAGTACTCTTTAGCCACTAGACTGTCCCAGTAGTCGATGTTTTGTGCTATAATGTCTCGACGAAGGGCATTAAGAACGTCAAGGTAGTTTTCATAGTTTTGGCCGGCGTAACGAAATACTGCTACTTTTTCAACCTTGCTTGCCACGGTGTTTTCCTTATAGATTTTTGCCGTCACCACAGGCTTGCAGTGACGGCTAGGGTGTGTTAGCGGAGTAGGTTTGCTCGTAGGTTAACGCTTGCGCCGAAGGCGGTGCCTCGGCTGTAACCATCCGCGCTACCGATGCGGGCGTGTGAAGCTCGCGCTGTCCTGATGTTGCCCCCGAACAGCTGTGTTAGATAAGCGGTGTTACCCAACTGCTCGCTATTACCGAGCACTACTAAGGCATTGCCTGTGGATGATTGCGGCGTGCTCAGACGTTGCGTCGGTCGCATATCGTAGCAGCGTTGCGCAATTGCGTTGCCGGCCCCCGTCATAAACGAACGACCCCCACCGCTGGCGCGAGCTTCAGCTTGAACGGCTCGCAATACCATCACGGCGACAGCATGACACATAGCCACGTTGCTTTCTTCACCGACGAGGGTAATTTTGTCCATTTTGTCACTGATACGGGTGAATATCCATCGGCAAAAATACAGGTGAGTCAAACCGTTCAAGACCATCGCTGACCAAGGCCGCTTGAGAACTTGAAGGTCGCGGTGCGTTCGCTTTACATCCTCGGGACGCTCATCGACTGTGGACCGCTCGAGATTATATCGCTCCATCAGCTCGTATGCTTTGCGATTGAAAGCCTCAGCTTCCTCCACAGTGCAGGCGGTGTTTTCGGATTTTGCGAGGAGCTTTGCAATCTTTTCCTTGATTGCTTTCATGTCGTCAGGCATGGTGTCGTGTCCTATCGCGTTATTGCGATGAAATAATCATACGACGATGGCAACTTAAGCGCAATACACTTTATACTGCCATCGTCCATATAATACTTAATTTGATTATCCTTCATCGAGCGGGGTTCTGCGACTATTCGCTGCACTCGCATTCCATATCAACAAACTCATCGGCTTCTTCAGGAGATGCTCCTATATGAAAAAGTTTATCATACAAGTCTTGTTGATCTTTGCGCGATTTGCGGCTTTTACGAAACTTATTCACCGCGGCAGAAAAAATACCATGCTTGCCGGCAAGGAACATTCGATCTTCAAATGAGTCAGCCATTATCTTATCCTTTCGATTGATCAAGCAAAGCCTGCACGGCGGCGATCATGCCATCATAGTCGCGAGCTTTGAAGGTGGTGCTGGTCCAACGCTCAACCATCGAGCGTAGGTTTTTTGGCGTGTAAGAAGCGTTCACGCGCCCACCGATTTTGCAAGCTTGAAGACCTTGCTTGACAACGATCATTTGATACCGCGTGATGCCATCGGGCGTGGTGATAGAGACAGCGCTCATCATTTTTACCTTTATCGCGTTATTGCGATGCGGTCATTATATGATGATGGCGATTTGAGTGCAATGCACCTTATACCGCCATCATCTATACAACACTTAGTTATTCTTCGTCGAGCATGTCGCCGGCCAGTTTCGACTTGGTTTGAAGCCGATTGTGGAGCTTAGCGATTTGCTTGGCAACCTTTTTTTGCTTACCGGGTGTGGTAAACAGTGAGTCCTGGGCGTTACCCTGGGAATACTCTTCGTAGGCAGCCGCAAGTGCCTCGATGGCCAAGACGTAGGCGGCTTTGGCTGCGGTGATCTTCACCTCAGGCACTTCTTTTTTCTTAGACTTTTTCATTCTTACTGGCGGTGCCGCTTCAGCTTCGGGCTCTACGACGGGTTCAATTTTCTTTCGTGCCATTATCATTTCCTATTTAACAAGCTTCAGCAATTCTTCCCGTGCTGACTTCGGGAATACCCAGTCCTCGCGGCCTTTGACGCGCAATTTGGCCACAGCTTCTGCGTACTTTGGTCGGCGCAACTTGCTGCGCACAATCTTCGGCTCACGACCTAGCTCTCTAGCCAGATCAGCGATAGTGATTTGATCATCGCTGACTTCGGTCGATGCCTTCGGCTTATCGTCTTTCGACTTTTTATCAGGCCTCGATGCTCGGGCGGCTTTTTTGTCAGCAACATGCTTGGCTTGCCGCGCAGCTTTTTCAGGGTCTTTTTTAGGATCAACCTGACCGCGAGCAAGCGCTTCTTCTTTGATGCCGGCTTTTTCAAGCTCGGACAGCTTAAGAGCTTGTTCTTTAATGCTATCGCCGAGTTTCACCTTTTTATCCGCGCGTAGACGAGCGTTTTCGTCTTTCATTTTTTCGCGTGAGTGACGGGTCCACGTGTCTGGTACGTCAATGCCTCGCGCAAGACCTGTGGGAACCTTCGTTGTTTTTGGCGAAGGTTTTTCGATGAGCTTTTCCTCGTCAGCGAGCGGTAAGTTTTTTGCAACCACGGGGTCGTCGGTCACGGGCCGGGTTTCGATGTTCGCTCCGGGCAAAACATCGATAAACCCGGCAGACTCGAGGGAGGTAATTGCTTCTTGCAACTTAGCGGTTGAAGCTTTCCAGGATTTCAATTCAGGTTTGCTTGCGTTAAGGCGTAGTCGATTGAGCTTGCCAAGTTGGCTCTCGATCATGGCGATTTCCTTGCGTCATATCAGAGGCGTTATCGTCTCGTGATATTTGCAACGTACCGCTGACGGTACCAGTTGTCAACATTACTTATACCATCATTTACTGATCAAGTATTAAATAATTGACGACTGGCAGCTTATCGTCGTATTATACGAATGTCGATTGATCGTCAGTCAATCGATGATTTCCTTTGTGTCGTTGTGAGGAGAGGGTGTTGCTTAACGCAGCACCCTCTTTCTCAGTCATCTTCATCGGGGGCCTCGTTCTTTTTGAGCGACCAGGTCATCACTCCTTTAATTTTTTTCTTGATGACGCTCATTTTTTCGGCTGCACGCTTCACCATATCAAGGTTGACCGAACGCTTCTCAGCCATTCTCATAAGCTTATCAACCTCGGTCGGGTTATCAGTAATAGCGTTCTCAAGAAATTCCATCGCGTCTTGCATGTGACTACCCGCGGTGCCGGTCTTACGCATTTCGCGAGCGGCATCAATAATCTCTTGAGAGTTCATCTCTTGAAAACCTCCCCAGATAAACTCGGAGTCGTCATTACTTTTGCCCTCAATCCTGAACGCCAATGCTTCCTTAGGCTTAACGCTTAAGTTGGTTTTAGTTACCGCCATCATTCGAGTATCGCTGTCGTTCGGATCAACGCCACAAGATAAGACGATGCGAGCAGAGCCTGTAAAGGACATGGAGCCTTGGCCCGCGTTGATAGCGGCACCTCCCGACTTGACAAGGTGGCGAAGGACGAGCACTGCGCAATCAAAGTCCATCGCCAATTTCTTGAATATGCCCATCGCTTGCGCGGTCTCACTCGCTTTGTGGGTATCGGCTTTACCGATATAAGTGTTCAGGGTATCGAATACGATTAAGCGAGGTTGGATTATTTCCAAATCTTCGTAGATTTCTTCCATGGCGCTATCATCATCAATGGAAAAAGGTTCTTCCACAGGGTGGTAATTTGATAAGTGACCATAGCCGTTCATTCTCAATCGAGGCTTGGTAACTGCGCGAGCATCATTCTCAAGGTCAAAGTAGACAACGCCCCCTTTAACAACGGGTTGACCTTTTCTCACGGAGGGTATGCGCTCACCCGCGGCGACCTTTGCGGCAACCATCTGAGCAAGATAGGATTTACCCAAGCCCGGGTCGCCTTCAAGTATCGTCAGCTGTCGCTTAGCGAGATAAGGCCACCAAAGCCAATCAATCTCTTCTTCTTGGATTTCACTTATTGGGGTGAAGTTAAACCGTTTGAGAGGTTTTTCGTCCCGGGACTCTTCGGCGTCGGACTTATTTTTGTAAGCGAGCCGACCTGAAGGTTTTTGATTGAACTGATGATCAATTATTTTTGATAGCTCGCGACGAAGGTGATGATCCTCTGTTCGGCGACCGGCAAACTTATTCCAGACTGAGGGCTTGATGACGGCGACAGCCTGGTCAACCGACATACCGGCTTCAATACAAGCATTCTCCAGCTTCCATAACATTTCACTACGATCTGCTTTACCTATAATTTTTTTGGCGATCAATTCTTTGCGAACCCAAAAGGGTAATTTGTTATTATACTCTTCGAAAACTTCTTTGGCGCTGAGAATTTCACCATCCATTGCCTGTTCATCAGGCAGCCGGTTTTTAATACGCTTAAGGCTGTATATTGGCCCATCATCCCACAGCACGCGAACTTTCGGCCGTGTCTTATATTTGTAGTTAATTGTTCCGGGCACGCGGAATAGCTGCGTAATATCCCAGCCGCCGTGGTCAGCCTCGACAAAATAAGTTAACCTACGGTTTACGTTTTCATCCATCGGCTCAGTCAAAGCCCACAAGCCGACGAAGCGAGCGGGAGAAGACTCGATTACGTAAGTAGGCTTGAGGCCCTTGAATATCTCACCGCGGGGGTCTGCGAAATCAAGGTCGGCGTATAGCAAACTCGGGAGGCAAGCTTCGACTTTAGTACGAGCTCGTCGGTTAAATCCGTGAGGACACCAGTAGATATCTTTTTCATCATTATCTCGAAGAAACTTGCGAACCGACCCAAACTCATCGGGCGCAAAAAAGGTTTCTTTGAAATTACCCCCGCCATCTTTTGTGGCGATGCAAAAAAACGAGCCAGGCTGTTGTTTCCAAATCTCAAGAATTAGCACGTTTACGTTCCTCTTCCACCAGCCTATTATATTCCGTGCTGTGGATAAGGATTAGCCGACCGAATGTTTCATAATTAACTTTCCCCCTAGCGATGCGCTTTAATAATGTCTTATACCTGATACCCATTGCAGTGGCGGTATCAGCCACTTTATGGTATTCTCCGATCTGTTGCATGAGATGACCCGTTGACAAATGGCAATTGCTGTAATATATTTGAAATGTCTCAATGAGGCAACTTATATTTGTCAAGAGGGGTCGCCGATGATCGTTATTGAGGGTATGGACAATTCAGGTAAGTCTACTTTGGCCATTGCGATGGGCCTAAAGCTTAACTTGGAAGTCATCGAAAGTGGGGGACCTCCTTTATCCGATCAAGAGATAAATGAACGGGTAGATAAGTACAGTGTTATGGGAGAGTACTTATTCGTCAGGCATCCCGTAATCTCCAATTCAATCTATGGTCAAGTACGCCTTGAGGGTGATCTTATTACCGCTGACCGCCGAGCTCGATTTTATGCCGCTAAGCCTATCCTTATATATTGTGACGCTGGCGCGAGAGGTTTAAGTGCTCATGTCGTGAAGGCTCACGATACTGAAAAGCATCTTGAAGATATTACCAACAACTACAACAAGCTTTTATATCTGTACCGTCAATGGGCGGCAGAACATGCTCGGTTTATTTATCGCATTGGCGATGATGTAGATAATTTAATCGAGCTGGTCGACTACACCACATAACTATAGATAAGGGGGAAAATAATATGATACCGACTCACCGGCATGCCGATGGCGGCCTTTATCGGCTTGCGGCTAAAAACATCGCAGGCAAAGATGATGGTGACTGGCAAGATGGGGTGTTGTACCAATGCTGCACCGATGGCAAAATGAGGTGGACAACTAAGCGGCGCTTCGAAGATAGGTTCAAGTATATTGACCCGAAAGCCACTCAGCATGAACGCTTTAATTTGTTTGAAGACGAAGATATTATTGGAACGATAGTGTTTTGTGTCACTGAAGTAGATGACATACGACACTTGCTCATAAAGGGTAAAGCTTCGCCCGGCAAGAACGATGAAGTCTTTTTGCAAGTCAAGCGAGTGCTTGAGTCTCAAGCGGAAATTATGACGCAGGGACTTCATCGGAGTAATGCCCCGCTGATAGATTTTTTAGGGGATGTTACCACTTTTCATAGAAAGTTTGCGCAATTCCCCAACAGCTCGGACAGCCACTTACTACCCGAAGACTTATTCGACTTTCGTGCAAAGTTTCATCTAGAAGAGTCACAAGAGTATAAAAACTCCGGCGAGGCTATCTACGCTATTCTTGAAACTGGTCAAGGGCCGACAACCGCGGAAGAACGCCGCCATATCGTGAAGCACCTGGCTGACCAGCTCGATGCTGTCTGCGATGCCTTGTTTGTGATATTCGGCACAGTCGACATTCAGTTTGATCGAGCTACGCTGTATTCAGCATGGCGCCGCGTGATGAGCAAGAATATGCAAAAGGTCCGCGCGTATGCCGAAGGCGATGATCGCAGCAAGCGTGATAGCAAGTTCGACATTGTGAAGCCCGCGGGCTGGACGCCACCCGATCACACTGACCTGATCAAGTATGGAGCATAGGTCATGAAAGTCGAATGGTTAGCGCATGTTATGAGGCTTAGCCTTCGGCCGGATGACTTTTACTCCGGCTGCCGAAAAATCCACCAAGGGCTTCATTTCAAGTTCATGGATTTGTGGGATGCTGAGGATCCTCTGGTACTTGAGGACTGCGGATATACGTCGGCTAAAATGTCTCACCTTCGTCGGCTATACCTTCACGAAGAGTCTCGTGACATGGCTAAGATGTTGTGGGACCTTCGACGTACTAAAGACTCTTACGGGTCAGTGTGTTTTACCACTTTTAACCACTTGCTCAAGAACGATATTACTAAAAAATCGAAGCGGGCAAGCGTTATGGGTCCTTGCCTTCAGAGCGTTGCAATCACCCAAATAAAGGGCGGTAACAAGAGTGCTCGCTATAGCATTGATGTTTTCTATCGAACCACAGAGCTGCTCAAGAAGTTTCCTGCCGACCTTATCTTTATTCGAGATGTTTTGCTTGAAGGATTTAACTTCGAAGGCATGGAATTTATGGGCATGACTTGTCACTTTGCAAATGTTACAAGTCATCCACAGTATTATGTCACTGCTCTTGCTCATTGGGATGATTGGGAAGAACGGCTGGAGCGTATTAAATCAAAAGACAAATACTTTTTCGAGTGGATTGTGAAATGGACAGCTCGATACCTGTGCGACGAGCATTACCGCGGGATCGCAAAGTTTGCACAGGCTCAGCGCGTGAAAGATGACGCAGACGCTCGAATAAAAGGTAAAAAAAGAAAAGCGCTGGCCACTTACCTCCGTGAAAACCACCCCGGGCATCGGAATGCTTATGTTGAGCCCGAAGGAGACGACGACTGATGGAGTTAATTTTGAACAGCGATAGCGGTTCTTCTGCTCCTCAACATGCCACACACTTTCACCCAATGCCGACGCCTTCGTGAGGATGACGAATGAAACCCTATATCTACACGAGCTTCAACGATGCAATCACCCAAGCGTCACACCACTTGCAATACCGCAGCAAAGTGGTTCACAGCGAGCGTTGGCAAGGTGCGGAGATTGCAAACAAGCCTGAGATGGCTATGCACGAGGTAACGCATTGCTCGTTTGCTGTGGACCTTCATGGTCTTTTCAAGGGTCACAAGTTACCTCAGGTTGAAACGCTTGCCAAAGACATTCAGCCTAACCTTCCTTGGGCGGATGACCATTTCCTCGAGCGAGTCAGCGGTGCACCCATGAACCCGGGTAAAGAATGGGCTAATTGGCCTTACGGCAAATCGGCTGCGACATTTCTTGATAATAACGGTCAATTCAACCATAACTATATGGAAAGATATTGGCCAAAAGACGCGGGGCCTCATGTTGCTGCAACAGAAGATGCACTACATTGGGAGATGGAGTTTCACAAGCACGACTGCATGCTGGGGCCGAAACAAGCTAACCGCGGTATTCGATACCAGTACGGGGATTTGAACGATGTTCTTGACCTGCTGAGGAAAGACCCGCTCACTCGCCAAGCCTATCTACCGATTTGGTTTCCCGAGGATACAGGCGGTGGAGCTAAGCGAGCGCCTTGCACGATCGGGTACCACTTCACGATGCGCGAAGATAGGCTTGACCTCAGTTACCATATTCGGTCGTGCGACTTTGTTCGCCACTTCCGCGATGACCTCTACTTGACTGCGCGACTGCAGCTGTGGGTTATCGAACAGCTCCAGGAGCGTGATAGTCGATGGAACACTGTCCAGGCCGGTAAGTTTATCATGCAGATCGGCTCGCTTCATTGTTTTCGCAATGACTACCAAATGCTGTATGGGAATTGATGTGGCTACCCATCGGACAAAGTTTAATTTGCAAGATAGAGTGCATATCGACCAAGACAAGTCTCTAGTGGGGTACATCACGGGCATCACCCTTCGCGGGAATGATTTTGCCAACTATGAGGTAAGCTATTTTCATAATGGTGGTTCTTATTCACCCGTTATCGAGGAATGGCGACTCGGGAAAGTGGAGAATTGATATGGGCAGAATTAGCCGACAACAGCTTTTTATGGGGATAGCAAGACTCGCAGCAATGCGGGCCACCTGCTTTCGACTAAATGTCGGCGCAGTAATTGTTGAGGACAACAACCCTTTGGCCGTGGGGTATAATGGTCAACCCCCTGGTGCACCTCATTGCACGGGTAATGATTGCGTAGGAAGGGTACCGGGTAGGTGCAACACGCTTCATGCTGAAGCAAACGCGATCAGAAAAGCCGAAGAGCGCTTGGCCGACCCCTTACGGGTACCTGGGTCTGTGGATCTGTATTGTACCCACAGTCCTTGCCGTCAATGCGCTGGGCTCATCAGCGAAAGCCCTTTGAATATCAGCCGTATCTTTTTTGAAGTTGCTTACCGAGACACCAGCCACCTCAGCATGTTTAAGCAAACTCGGGAAGTTTATGTTGTCACCGCTGCCGGTTATGTGGTAGATTATTTTACAAATCGCGTGGTGGAGTTGCCTTGATGTTTCCTGAGCTGATGATCGTAGGTGAGTCACCCTCCCTTAACCCGCGTGCTAAAGCTATACTCTACGATGCGCTGCTGGATAATGATATTGGCGAAGATAGCTTCAGCTGGGTGAATGTTTTAAGGGATGCACCCCCCGACGGTAAAAATGTCACTAAAACTATGATCAAGGGTTCTCGTCAGCGGGTGCTTGACCGTATTGAAAAACGAGACCCGAGATTTGTATTGTTACTTGGCAACAGCGCATGTCAAGCTGTACTTGATCAAGCCGGTATACGCAAACTACGGGGAAAGCCCCTCGAGCGTGATGGCCGGATTTACGTCCCTATCTATCACCCTCACCAAGCTTTGCATGATGATAAGTGGGTGTCCGTAATAACGGGCGACATTCGGCGGATGAAAGAGTGTATGAACTTTGGGGGTATTCCCGAAGAAAAAGGGATAGAGTACCACGTCGTTGATACTTGGGACAAAGTAGAAGCGATGCTCAAGGATTTACACGGTAAGATTGCAATCGATCTTGAAACTTCCCGCTTGTACCCTTTCACCACTGTGTGGGACAAGGCGGTTGAAGCGGGCACAGCAACCAAAGCAATGCTTGATGCCCACAAAGCCACGCATGGCTCAAACAATATCCCTAAGGTTGTCGCGATGCAGTTTGGCTGCAACAAACGACAGTGGGTAGTACCCATGGAAACAGCGGGCATTTGGGATCATGAGACGCTTGTCAAGATTGTTAAACTAGTTACGCTTAAGATCAAAAATGGTTGCTTCACGATTTTTCACAACGGCAAGTTTGATGCTTTGTGGATGCGCGTTCGGTTCGGCGTCAAGTGGCCCGTTCATTTCGACACAATGCTTGCCCACTATCTCCTTGATGAAAACGACATGCACGGGCTTAAGTACTTGGCGCAAAAACTGATGGGTGCTTACGACTGGGATATTGAAGGCAAAGAAAAAACAGACTGGTCGATGGAGAATGCGAAGTACGCGGCTCACGATGTTTATTACACCCGTTTGCTATACTTTATTTTTCGCGACCAGTTATTCGAAGAGGGTGATGTTAAAAAAGTTTTCAAGCACATCTTGATGCCCTGCGTGGCAATGTTTGTAGACGCCGAGTTTACCGGCGTTCATATTGACCTTGACCACATGGATGAGGCGGAGAAAGTACTTCGTGATCAGGTTGCCGATGCGATGACTAATTTAAGTGAGTGGGGTAGCAAAGCTAAGTTGGTTGATAAGAAAACGGGTGTAATCAACTGGGCAAGCTCAGATCAGCTAGGCGACTTGTTGTTTAACGTATTGAAGATCAAGCCCATCGAAAAAACAAAGAAGGGCAAGAACAGTGTCAGCGAAAGCGTACTACTCCGAATTGACCATCCCATGGTCGGCGACCTTATCAAATATCGAGCTGCTCAGAAACAGCTCTCATCTTTCATTGACGGCTGGCGCCCATATCTCGATCTTGATGGACGGCTGCATCCTGTCTTCAAGCTTCATGGTACGGTCACAGGACGCTTATCTTGCGAGCATCCCAACCTCCAGCAAGTCCCCCGTGATCCTCGCATTAGAAGTCTTATTACAGCTCCAAACGGATGGACGCTTATTGAGATGGATTTGTCGCAGGTCGAGTTGCGTATCGCGGCTGAACTGGCTAACGAGTACCACCTCTTATCAGTCTTTAAGTCGGGAGGTGATCCTCACTGGCAAACTGCAATTCGCGAGATTGAGCGCGGTGCGGGCTATAAAAAGGAAGTATTGAAGACTGCTCGAGTGCTTGCTGAAAAAGAGCGTCTAAATCACGTAGATATGAATTACAGCGAAGCTATCGAGTATATCCTCAACAAAGGCAATGAGGCCTGCGAGGAGGTTATGATAATGTGGAAGGAGACACGTAAAAAAGCAAAGGCCATTAACTTTGGCTATCTCTACGGAATGTGGTGGAAAAAGTTTAAGATATATGCTCGCGACAACTATGGTGTGGACGTTAATGATGGTGAAGCTGAAGCCTCACGTGAGGCTTTTTTCGAGCTATATCCTGCGTTCTTGGCGTGGCATAACAAGCAACGCCGCTTCGCTCAATTGCACGGTTATGTGAAGTCACTTACTGGACGCAAGCGTCGTTTGCCTGCGGCGTCCTTAGGCCGCGATTGCCCTGAACGCCGTGAAGCACAACGTCAAGCGATCAACAGCCCCGTACAGTCATACGCAAACGACCACAACCTGATGGCGGCACTTGATATGGCGAAAGAGTTTAATCGAAACTGGTTCAGGATTGTGGGAACCGTGCATGACGCTATCTTGATGTGGGTACGCGATGACAAGGTTGAGCATGTCTATAATCGGGGGTTGGAAATTATGTCATCCCCCAGCCTATTGACTACGTTTGAAATATCTCTCAGTGTACCGATTGAGGCAGATGCGAAGATCGGTCCTTGGAGTAAAGGAAAGAACCTTAAAAAATGGTTAGCGGAAAACAACAATCAAAGCTTGCAACAAAAAGTGGCGTAGCGCCTGCGCATGACCACAGCAAGGTATTGACCAGTGATAACCAGATCAACATCAGCCAATCAAAGGTAAAGGTCTGGCGGCAGTGTCATCGGCAATACCATTGGAAGTTCGTAATGATGGTGCAAAAAAAGATGCGTAAGCGACCTTTCATGTTCGGCGGTATTGCTCACGAAATCTGCGAGGCAGACTTTGAAGGCCTTGATTGGAACAAGGTTCTTGACGCCATTGAGCTTGACAACAAGAAGCTCTTTAAGCGAGAAATTGAGATGTATGGCAATATCGTTGAAGATATGCGCGATATTATGACCGACTACTTTGCCTATTGGGCAGGCACGGAGAATGAGGTTCGACCGATTAAGCATGGCGGTCGACGGTCCGAGCATGAGTTTCGTATCGAGCTCGATGATGCGCTTTGGTTTACCGGCAAGATTGACTCGGTAGTTAAAGCTAAAAAGATGCGTTGGGTTATGGAGCACAAGACGTTTAGCCGTATGCCCGGCGAAGATGAGCGTTGGAAATCCGTGCAAGGATCAGTGTATTTCCGGGCACTCGAAGTGATGGGGTTCCCTTCGATTGACGGGGTTCTGTGGGACTACATCAGCAGTAAAGCACCCGGTGTACCGGGTCAATTAACTAATACAGGTAAAATATCTCAGGCTCGTATTGATAGCGTTCCTAGTCGAGTTAAGCGCTGGATTAAGGATAATGACTATAAACGCAGCGACTACGCTAAGTTAATTGAGTCCACGCGTGAGGGTCTTAGTTCGCGTTATATACGCCTTTTTAGTCCCGTGAAGCGATCAGTAGTTGATATGATCTGGGAAGATTTTGTCGATACAGCGCGGGAAATCCGCGATAACCATGGTACTAAGAAAGACATGAACGTCGGCAAGCACTGTTCCTGGTGTGACTATCAGCCGTTGTGCAAGGCGTTACTCACCGGTGCAGATGTTGATTGGATCCTAAATCGTGACTATCAGCAAGAAGATCAATCCCACAAACGCAACGCGGTTGACCGCAGCGATGATTAAGTGGTTGCGCATAATTATCGATTATCATATACTAGACATTCTTGACAAGAGGCATTGTTCAAATGGCTACTGAGGTTCGCAAGTCTGACCGTGCGCCGGGATCGCGACCGATTGCAGAGGTTACGTATAATCTTTCAACCGCGATTTATGGCCGATCAGGTTCGGGTAAAACCACGCTTGCCGGTACATGGCCCAAACCCATTCTTTACCTTAATATCCGCGACAACGGTACCGAAAGTATATCGGACGTCCCGGACATTGATGTCAAAGAAATCACCACAGGCGATGAGTTCAAGGAAGTTTTGCTGTGGTGTGCGATGCAGGCAAATCGAGGCAAATTGATCTATAAAACCATCGTGCTCGATACAATGTCTCAGCTTCAATCCATCCTGGTAGAAGAGCTATGCGCTAAGAAAGAGTCGCAGCTGCGAAAGAACAGAAAAATGCCGGGTGATTACGGCACCATGACAATGCAGGAATGGGGACTCATCGCGGGAGACCTTAAGGCTGCCATTATGGACGTTCGCAACTTGCCAGTTCAATCTGTGTTCATTGCCCAGGAACGCACCTTCAACTTGCCCGGCGAAGAAGGCGAAGAGAATATCGATCAACTCGACCCCGAGGTTGGTGTTAAGTTGATGAAGTCCGTCAAGAATGACTTGAATGCCAGTGTCTCCGCTATCGTTCGCACCTTTATTCGGCTACGCGTCGAAAAGGTGGCAGATGAAGCGGGTAAGAAAGTTCGGCAGGTAAAAGTCGTTTACTGTTTGCTCGTTGGGCCACACTCGGTCTATACGACAAAGCTCAGGAAGCCCAAAGGGGTTTCGCTTCCTGACTATATTGAAGACCCCGACTTCCGGAAGATCAAGAAGCTTATGAAGGGACTTAATTAACATGGCACGAGTAGCAAAGAAATCGGCTAAAGCCAAGGGCACCGTTAGCATCAACTTCAAAGGTGTAGAGTCACGCCGTACACCTCCCGAGGGTGATTATGTTGCGACAGTTTTGGAGACGGAGAACACCACGTCCGCGGCAGCCGGCAATGCTCAGATTAAGTGGACCTTGGAAATCAGCCGTGGTGAGTACAAGGGAACCAAGGTTTGGTTTTACACTCCCCTGGCCGAGAACAGCCTGTGGAAGCTTCACGCTTGGCTGACGGCGATGGGCGAGGAGGTTCCCGAGGATGAGGTCGATATTGACCTTGACGACCTAGTCGGCAAAGAGTTGGTTGTTGTCTTGACTCATGATACTTATCAAGGCAAGAAGCAAGCCAAGATCACGGACTTTCAGTCGATGAGTGATTACAGCGGTCAAGCTGAGATGGATGAGGAAGACGACAAGCCGGCGACAAAGAGCAAGAAAGCTTCAAGCAAGCCGGCAAAAGCTATCGACCTCGATGAGCTCGATGAAGATGAGCTCAAGGACATGTACGTCGAAAAAGGCGTAGGCACCCTGAAGGCAGCTAAAAAGCTCGATGAAGACGAGCTGCGTGAAGCGATCCAAGAACACATCGACGAAGAGACTGCGGCCGAGGCAAAGGCCAGCAAAAAGCCCACAGCAAAGGGCAAGGAAAAGCCGGCCGATGAGGACGATGAAGACGATGAAAAGCCCCGGGGTAAAGCAAGGGGCAAGCCTGAGCCCAAGGCAAAGAAAAAGAAAACCTACGATGCCGACGACCTTGATGAGCTCGATGAAGACGAGCTGCAAGGAGTGATTGATGAGTCGGGCATTGATGTTGACCTCGACGACTTCAAGGGTCTCAAGAAAAAGCTTGCGGCAGTAAAGGCCGCGCTTGATGAAGACGGTCTGCTCGACGACTAATCTTTCGGGTAGAAGAACGGGAAGAACCGGTATTCTCGTCCTAGTTCCAACCCGACGGTGGGCGGCATCCTTAACCGGGTGTCGCCCTTTTTTCTTATGGAGACTGATATGCCTTTTTCTAAACAAACGATTGAACCCACAGGATTTAAGTTCGGGGTTAACTCATCCGCCATTGAAGCCTATGTGGCTGAGTTGATCGCGCTGTATAGGTCTGGTAGGCTTGTCATACAAGCAGCAACGCTAACAACCGAGAACACTGTGGATGACTGGGAGCTCGAGACGCTGATTATCAAATACGGGAAAGGAAGGCTCGATGGCGAAGAAAGCGGAGACACGACTTCAACAATCGATCAAGAAAAAGCTTAAAGCCGAGTGCGGCGGGAAATGGTGGAAGGTTCATGGTAGCTCATTCCAAGAAGCGGGTCAGCCGGATATCGATGGGGTCTGCGAAACCTTCTCATTTAAGTTTGAAGTCAAAGTCCCTATCGAAGGAAAGCCTAGCGAGCTTCAACTCCAAACTCTCGCTGAGTGGCGTGATCAGGGAAGCATCGCCTGTATCGTGGAAACAGCTGATCAAGCGGTCGCCTTGGTTAGAGCTGCTATACGATCACCAGAGAAAAGGTACCGAGGCGATCGTCTCTACCGATGGATTTGCAGCACTCTTCGCGCAGCGTTCGGGGAAGACATGGGTTACGGGCGCTGTCCTCGAGGTGGAAAAGTACGAGTGCCACGACGTTCTATTGATTGGGCCCTTAACCAACTTGAAGAGTACTTGGGTGAAGTTCCTCACGGAAAAACTACCTTGGTACTCGGTGCACCTTGATCTTCCCTCATATCTTCAGCATCAAAAGGAGTTTGTCAAAGCTTGGGGTATGCGTGACCACTGTATCTTGCTTCTCAACCCCGAGGCGCTGACGCCCCTTGTCAAAAAACTTCAGCGCGTCAAGTGGGACCGCATGGTCTGGGATGAAGCGCAACGTCTCAAGAACCGTAATAGCCGATCAAGCAAAGATGCGATGTTGCTGGCGCGAAGTGCACGCAAGCGGCTAGCGCTGACGGGCACACCCATGGACCTCGATCCCAAGGACCTGTGGGCAATTATGCGTTTTGTCGAGGTTGATTGCTTTGGCAAAAACTGGGGTGATTTTGAGAGTGAATACCTTGTTAAGCCAAATATAGATATTCATAAAGCTCGAGGCATCATCGAAAAGCGCAAAATGATGCTGGCGTATCAAATCGCCAAGCGTAAAGCCCCGATGCGAGAAGACATGATCGATCAATTCGCCGAACTCATCGCGCCGAACGCCCTGCGAATATCCAAAGAAGATGCAGGCATCGAGCCTGCTAAAGTTCACGTTGTACGATTTAATCTTGAGCCCGATGAGGATAAGCTGTATCGACAAATGGAAAAGTCGATGTTGGTAAAGGTAAAGGGAAAGGTTATCAAAGCGCCGTTGAAGATTACTCAGATGGGTAAGCTGCAACAAATTACCGGCGGGCACTTAAAAGATGAAGATGGCGAAACCCACCTGGTCACGACCACAAAGCGGCGGGTGCTTCGTCGGCATATCCTCGACCATGTCGAGCCCGGCACGCCCTTTGTTATCTTCTGCAAGTTTGTTTGGGAGGTTCACATGCTTTACCGACTAGTTGATCGACTAGGCTACGGCAAAGGCGCGATGCTGTGGGGTAAGGTTAAAGATATCAAAACGGATCCTCGCCGAACGCGAATGCTGACCGACTTTCAAGATGGCAAGCTTGATTGGATGATATGCCAACAGAGAACGGGCGGCGTCGGCGTAGATTTATATCGTGCTCGCCACTTTTATGTCTACTCATTGGGTCATAGCTATATCGATTATGATCAGATGCTTAGCCGAGGCGACTTCTTACAGCAGGATAAACCGGCGAACTTTTTCTTGCTAGCGGTACGATCATCTATTGACACGGATATCATATCTGCTGTAAAAGATAAAAAGACGATCACGGAACGGTTCTATGATCGCCTAGTATAAATAGGGACAGTATCATGGCAAAAGAAAAAATCGACACGAAGGCAAAGCCCGCCGCCAAGGACGAAGCTGAAACCTTCAAGTACGGCGTAAGCGATATTGCTGAGAAAATGGGTATTGATGCTTCGGCCGTTCGCGTGAAGCTGCGCAATGCCGGCATTGAAAAGTCAGGCAAGTCGTACGGCTGGAACACCAAGACCGATCTTAACGAAGCCATCGATGAAATTACCACGGCGAAGAGGGTGAAGGCCGAAGCAAAGCCTGCCAAGGCCGACGCCAAGCCCGCTGCTAAAGGCAAGGTGAAGCCGGCCCCCGCCGAAGATGAAAAGCCCGTCAAGAAGCCGAAGGCGAAAAAGCCTAAGGATGACGAAGACGACGATTGATCTTTTAACTCCTCCATCCACCAAAAAGCCCTCGTGCCATCAACGGTACGAGGGCTTTTTATTGGTCGTTTTAGGCGTATTGCCACTAGTTCTGCGTGCGATCATACGGCGATTAGCGCTTTCGCTGCCTAAGCACCGCCCAGGCGTGCAAGATACTGCGCTTAATCAATTATTGTTACATCACTTCAGTTCCCCATTGTCTTAAACATTACTGGGAACTATAATGCCATCATAAACCGGCCCGGGGGTAATGATGGCTCTAGATAATCTTGAAGATCAAGTGGAGCTTCTTCGCCAGCAATTAGCCGAGCTGACAGGTTCTGATGCAGAGCTAGGTATGCTCATGTCTTTACGCCACGGCATCACGCTACAACAAGCCACCATACTTCATATACTTGTAAGACGATCACCCGCGGTGGTATCGCGGCAATCTTTGCACATGCTTTTCTACGGTGACCTTGAAGATGGTGGCCCTGAGCTTAGCATTTTCGCCGTGCAGATATGCCGACTCCGAAGAATACTATTAAGAGTCGGCGCAAGGGGCAAGATCGAAACTAGGTGGGGCATGGGCTACCTGGCAAACCAAGAGCTTGTCCGGTGGGTTAAAGAAAGATATACCCGATTAAATAAAGGAGATTGATATGCCCCTGTGGATTATTAAGTTATTGCCCTATGGTGCAGCGGTCGCAGCACTGCTATTCGCTGTGGGGTACCTCGACCACAAAGGGTATGAACGTGCCAAGCAACAAGATACCGCTATTCAAGCAAAGCTCGATCTTCAAGAAACCAAACGAGACCTTCAGCTGAACGGTGAAGTCGAGGACGTTCAACGAACCTTGACCGAAGGCATGAACAAGATCGGCGAAGGCTTGGGCAACCGCATCGACTCGATTGAAGCAACCAACAAGACGATCATTCAACCGACTATCATGAAGGAGATTGCTGGTGACGCGCACCTTACCTCTGCTGATTGCGCTTTGCCTGACGGCTTGTGGGGATCCGTCAACGCGGCTCGACGTCTCAGTGCGATTACCGATCCCGGCACCCTTAGACCCACAGGTAGCCAAGGAATGTCCGCCGCCAAACCTGCTCAGTGATAAGCTCGAGTCGACGTTGGCGATTGAGGATGCTGCGCTTGCTGTTCAATATGCCGAATGCAAGTCAGGCCAGGCTGCTGCTGTCAAGGCGTATAATGACACTCGCGATGCCTTGATCAAGTTCAAGGCTGATCACCCGAACAACGTACAGTAAAGGAAATAGGTTGCCGGCCGAGGGACAGTCCAACCGGCAACCTATCCTTACCTCTTACGAGGAACTGGGCGTGTCTTGTTTCACCAAGCGCGCGATAAGCGGAAGAATGCCAAACAGCGCAATCCCCGCAAAAGGTCTTACCCATTCAGGTATCATGCCAAGAAGGCCTTGATACTGGTCAGGGTAAGTTTGAAAATAACCCCCAATCGCGCCAGCAAGAATTGCCAGTTGAATACTACGAAAGTGGATTGCGCTTTTAAGCCTTGACCACCAATCGGCCAAGAAAGCTTTAACCTTATCAAGTAGTTTCATGTTGACCTCACGCCTTGTTGTAAAGGGCTGTTTCTTTTAGACGGCGAGTGACCAACCCCGGCAACACTCTACCGCTCGCATGAACCCAGCGTGAGAATTGATCCGCAGCGCCGGCATAGTCATGCCCGTTATGCAGCCTCAGCAGGGTCGATGAGGATAGCGCGCCAGTATTGTACTGGAAATCCACCAGCGCGTCGAATTGTCCTTGGGTAGTCGGCGTATTGCCCACTGCGTGACTGACTTGCATCGCAGCCGCCGTCAGGGAAGCGGCGAGGCGTATATCGCACTTTGCTTTATTCCACACAGTGTTAGGACCGATATCGCCGCCTGTGGACCCCCAGCCGATTGTGTAGGGCACACCTTTGCTACCGGGATCGGGGTACGCGTGATAAGTGCCGTCGCTTTGAAGCTTGGCGCACCCTTCGCTTGATTGAACAAGGCCTGTGCAATCTTGAGAATAGTTCATTCTATCTCTCCTATAAACCGGGCTTTTGCTGGTACGTTATCCAGTTATAACCATCCACGCTAAACTCGAACATATTGTTAGTTCCATCATAACTCAGCCTATATCGGGATACCGTAAAGCCGGAACCGGCCGCCCGTGATATTGCCGCCAGCTTGACAGTAAAACCGCGCGCCGTTGGCCGGGGTGATGCTGCGATAGCGCCCCGCGCCTAGTTGCGCGTAGTTATTTCCGTCTACAGACGATATAGAACCATCGTGCGTTATCTGTTTGTACTTGTCGGCTAGGCCGGGGTGCGCGAGCCGAAACCGGAAAGACGCGCTAAGAGGCGCTGTACCTGAACCGATATTGGGCGTTTGATAGCCCGTATCGTTCTGGCCGTGGATAGTGTTGTTATATCCGCCGGAACCCCAAACGGTTAATGCCCAGTCATAAAGGCCGGACGCGTCAAAGGTTGCACCGCCATCGGTGGAAAGCTGCATATAGGTAGGATTGTCAGACGTAACGCCCGACGCCTCGATTTCATAGTCGAGATAAACCGCGTTATCAAAGGCCGTAAGCGCCACTTGCGCAACCGCCCCGCCGACCGCGACGTCTTGTAGCAATACTCGGCCACCACTACCGCCGCCGCCGCCACTGCCGGTTATCGGGATACCGTAAAGCCTTACACGGCCCTGAGTAAAGGTTCCCGCGGTGTTGATAATCTCCAAGGCATTGACCGCCGCGGAGTTTCGATAACGACCGCCGCTCACAGAGGCATAGGCATTACCGGAAGGATCAGTCAGCTCGGAGGTAGCAGTGACATGTTTTTGATTGACGGTAGTGTCACCCGGACTATAGATTTTAGCCGTGAGGTTTCCG